GGGCGCTGAAATAGTCGGTTTATACGAATTAGAAATGCAATTCGCACGAATTGGAAAAATGCCGAAGAAATATTTAACAAAAGCAGCGAAAGCTGGAATGAAAAAACCACTTGCTGATGCTAGAGCAAATGCGCCTGTGGGCGAAACAGGTATTTTGAAAAAGTCTATTAAACAAACTATGGAAACGCCAAATAAACGTAATAAAGGTGTTTATCGGCTTACTTATAGTACGAAATATACCGATCATTTCAGAAAGCCAACAACAGGCGTATATGGCGGTGAAACGCCTTATGCTTATTATCCTAATTCCGTCGAATTCGGCTATAAAACCAAATACGGCAGAGTCAAAGGTCAGTATGCGATGAATTGGGCGATTCACAAAAATGAAGGAAGTTCTTTGCAAATCGTTGTAGATAAGCTACATGAAGCAATTGACGAACTAACAAATTAAGTAGGTGAATGGAATGAATTTTGAAGAAGCATTATGCGCTGAATTAAAAACCATTTCGGGCTTAGAACAAAAGGTTTTTCCTCAAAACGCAGAAGAAAATACAGAAGCGCCTTTTGTTGTTTATATTTCAAGTGGTGGCGAACAAGTACAAACCTTAGATGGATATACCGATTTGACCGAATTGAGTTTTGAAGTAAATGTTGTGGCGAAGTCTTATGAACAATTAAAATCTTTTGTCCAAGCCATTTCGAATAAAATACAATCTTTTTTCGGGCGAACTATAGGTGGCTCAAATGGAATTTATATCAAAAGTGTGAGTTTTACTGAGCCGAATGAGGATTTTCAAGAAAACCAAAGCTATCATAAAAGCACTTTTAATGTGCGTGTGCGATTTTAAAAGAGTGCCAATTGGCGCTTATTTTTGTAAAGGAGGCTTTTTAAATGCCAATCGTAGCCATGGGTACGACATTAAAAAAAGCAACAGTAGCAATTGCGTCTTTAACTTCTATTGATGGAGTAGGCGTTTCGGCAGATACGATAGAAACAACTGCGTTGGACAATGATAGCGGTTACAGAAGCTTCGTGACAAGTCTTAAAGATGCTGGTGAAGTCTCAATTTCTGGACATTTTGAATATACGCCACATAGTCCTTTATTAACTGATTTTGAAGATGGTTCATTAGATACTTATACAATCGAATTCCCAGATACAGGAACAACTACAGGCACAACATGGACATTTTCAGCCGTAGTAACAGGATTTGCAACTTCGGTCGAATTGGAAGATTTAATTTCCTTTGAAGCCACTTTAAAAATATCAGGAAAACCCAGCCTCGCTGGACCAGCTTAAAATTTTAGGAGGCAAACATGACAGAGAATCAAAAATCAGAAAAAAATACAGAGGTCATTGTTTATTTGGATCGTCCTCGTTTCGTGCGATTTGGACATAAAGCTTTAAAAAAATTAGGCATTTTAACAGGAAAGAAAATGTCTAATTTGGATGAAAACGATTTTGATATGGAAGATATTGAAAAAATCATGTTTTGTGGACTTCTAGCTGATGCTCAACAAAATGGTGAAGATTTAAAACTTGAAAATATGGAAGAAATTTTAGATTCGGCTGGATCATTCGGGGATATCGTAGAAGCCATGAATAAAGGCTTAGAAATGGCGTTTCAAAAGACTGAAAAACAAAAAAACTAGCAAGGGATAGCAGTAAAAAGAATTCGACCGAGATTGAATGGAATTGGGAAGATGCTTTGAAAACTGCTATCCTTATTGGTTTATCTATTGCTGAATTTGATGAAATAACCCCATACGAATTAATGATACATCTAGAAGCCTATCAAGAAGGGCAACAAAACGATTTGCAAGAACGATTAACTTTAGTATGGCTGGGTGAATATTATCACCGTTTAAAACGATTGCCGAAACTTAAAGACGAATTGAAAAAATTAATGCCGAATGATCAAGCTATGACAGATGAAGAAATGCTCGAAATGGTCAAAACATTAAATATGCAATTCGGTGGGACTTTTGAAAAGCAAGGCGGTGAGTAAATGGCACTAAGGAATATGCTTGTCAGGGTTGGGGCTGATGTTTCCCAACTCAAAAAAGGAATGAGAGAAGCACAAAATAGTGTAGCTTATTTCGGTCGAAGTGTATCTGATTCCATGAAAGGGATCAAAGGCTCAATTACGAATGCTTTAGCCGTTGGTGGGACAGGGTTTCTTTTTGTACAAGGCGCTAAAGATGCCATGCAATATGAGGCGTTAATGTCCACTTTAGGCGAATCGATGGGAGATAGCCGAAAAGAATTTGAAAAATGGCAAGAATCCGTTGGGAATGCTTTCGGTTTTTCTAAATTGCAAGGTGCAGAATTAGCAAACATGCTTTCTTTAAACTTCAAATCGATTGCTACAAGTACCGAAGATTTAGTAAAAAAGACTACAGATATGATGGAATTAGGCGCAATTATTTCTAGTAAACGTGGTATGGCAATGGCTGAGGTTTCCGACCGAATTAGAAGCGCAATGAACCAAGAAGCCGATGGCGCAATGGAGCTGGGCGTTGATGTTCGGATCGCCGCAATTAAAGCTGGTCAAGCTTATCAAGAAATGGCGAACGGTGAACCATGGGATAAATTAAGCGAAAATATGCGTAAAACGATTCTATATCATCATATTTTCGAGCAAGTTTCAAAAAATTTAGGAATGACAATGCAAGATACAACGGCTATGCGAATGGCTTCATTTACGGCTACTTTAGCCGATTTGCGAATGGCTTTAGGTCAAGCATTTTTACCTATTTTATATACAGTTTTACCGATTTTAAATAGAATGGCACAGGCGCTTTTACGTGTCGTACAAGTTGTAGGCGCTTTTATGAGATCCTTATTTGGCGCTGGATTTAAAACTCAGGCGCAATCGACAAGTAAAGCCGTAGCTGGTGGAATCGCCCCAATTCAAGGGCAAGCCGATGCCGTAAAAGATTTAGGGAAAGCACAAGAAAAAACAGGGAAAGCAACTAAAAAAGCTTCAAAAGAGGCGAAACGGGGAATTGCTTCATTCGATGAAATTAACCAATTACAAGATCCAGCTGGTGCTGGTGCTGGCGCTGGTGGCGCTGGTGCTGGTGGAGGCGGTGGCGGTGGCGGTGGTGGCGGTTTAGGCGATTTGGGTGGTATACCCGAAGTGAAACCTCCTTTTGATTTCAAAGCATTTGAAGAATCAATCGATGAAATGGCTCAAAAGTTTAAAAAATTCACTGAGCCTATTCGTAAATTAGCAATACAAGTATGGACTGCCATTTCAACTTTTGCAATTGAAAAATTCAAACAAATTGGTGCATGGTGGGCTGAAAATGGCGCACAAATAACACAAGGCTTTAAAAATGCATGGAATCTTATCTTTCCTGTTATTGCTTTCGTTGTAAAATTCGTCTGGGAATCCATAAAAGGCTTAATTTCGGGCGTAATTACATTTTTCCAAGGATTAGTCGAATTTTTCACAGGGATCTTTACAGGCGATTGGAAGATGGTCTGGGACGGTTTGAAAAAAATATTCATTGGGGCTTTTCAAGCGATTTGGAATTTCACCAATTTAACTTTTATTGGCGGTTTGAAAAAGATTTTCCTAAGTTTAGCGAAAGACGGAATTAAAATCTTTTTGAATCTCGGTAAAAATATAAAAGATATGTTTAGTCAAACGGCAAAAGATGCCATTAAATCTTTTACAGGTTTCCTTAAAAGCATGAAAACATTTTTTAAAGATCATGGTACATGGCTATATAACGAAGGTGTAAGAATCGCACATCGAGTTATTTCAGCTTTTGATAAAATAGGCGCAGTTGGGAAAACAATTGTACAAGCGATTAAAGATGCTTTTTCGGGTCTTGTCAATTGGTTTACCAGAGTCATTATTACGCCTATTGCGAATAATCTTGAAAATATTAAAGAAGGCTTTTCAAAAGGAATTAAAACAGGCATTAAAACAGTAATGAATTCGGCTATTGGTGGTTTTAATACTATATTATCAGGCTTTAATGCTATTAAAAATAAATCACCATTAAAAAATGCTATACCGAATTTACACATCCCTACTTTAGCACAAGGTGGAATCGTTTCAAGGGCTACACTTGCCATGATAGGTGAGGGTAGTCAAACCGAAGCAGTAGCGCCTTTAGATAAATTGCAAGGTTTTATATCCAATGCCGTTTTAAATGCGATGGGGGACAACAGAGGGGCTACAGGCGATATCATTTTGAATATCGATGGTCGTACATTCGCTCGAATCATTAATCCTCATTTAGCAAACGAAAGTCAAAGAATCGGTAAAAACGTTCGGCTGAAACCAATTTAAAAGGAGTGGTGCAAAGTGGCGCTAATTAAAGTAAATGGGGTGACTTTGCCCTCCCCAAGTGAAATGTCAGTAGGAAAAATGGATCTGTCAAAAGCAGAACGTAATGCTAATGGTCTAATGTTGATTGAAAGAATCGCTTCAAAAACCAAATTAGAGATGACATGGGCTTATTTAACTTCTAGTCAAGCAAGAGACTTATTATTAGCCGTTTCGCCTGTATTTTTTACGGTTACTTATCCAGATCCACGAACAAATTCAATCGAGACAGGCACTTTTTATGTAGGGGATCGAAATATGGGCGTATTGGATTATTTCGATGATGTAGCTCGTTATAAAGATTTCGGAATGAACTTTATCGAAAGGTGATAAAAAATGGAATCGGTTAGCGCAATATTTAAAGAATCAATTTATGCGCCTTCAAGAGAATTAACGGCTAAAGTCGCATTTGAAATTATAGATCCAACGGCTTCAAATGATGCCGTAGTCGTTTCGTCATTTGCCGAAGCGCCCATAAGCAGACTACAACAAGTCTTAAATAAAAAGCGCACAATGGCATTTAGTTACGCCACATTTGAACCAGATTATTTTATATTAGATGGATCAATGAAGATCCCACCTCAATATTCTTATGAAGGAAATGACGAATTGGGTTTTTGGAGCAACGAGATTTCAGATGAAAATGGAATTTTTGTAGAAAATCCAACAGTTAGCTTTAGTTTGGGCGAGGCTCATAATACATTAGGCTTAACCATTTCGTTCGATATCATAAATAATGAATGCGCCTCTGATTTTACCCTTCAAGTTATTGCGAAAGTAGGTGGTATCCTTCATATTGAAGAAGTTGTAAATAATACCAGCCCTGTTTATACATTGCTTAAAAACTTAGATGGAGTAGGATCTGTAGATATTATTGTAACAAAATGGGCGAATGGAAATCGCAGAGCCAGAATAACAGAAGTGGATTTTGGTGTAATTCAAGAATATACAGGAACGGATTTAATTAGATTAAATGTGATTGAAGAAATGGATTTAGTAGGAAGTACAGTACCATCCAATGAAATTCAATTTACTTTAGATAATCAAGAGCGCTTATTTAATATTTTAAATCCCGATGGAATTTATCGATTTATTTTGCCGAAACAAGAAATTCGAGCGTATTTTGGTTTGAAAATAGGCGAAGGAGAAAACGATTTTGAATTTGTTTCAATCGGTAAATATTATCTAACAGAATGGCAAACGGACGAAGGCTCTATGACCACCACTTTTACGGCACGGGATATATTTGACAGATTAGAAACCGTGGAGTATAGCGTTTCTTTAACTGCAACG